CTGCCATCTCGGGCCGCTTCAGGAAATCCATGATCCCGGCTCCACCACCTGGCCCAAGCGGGCTGGTCCGAGCAGCTTCAGCCGGCACAATCGGAGGCGTCTGCGGGTTCAGTATTGATCCCAGCTCCATTTTCTAGCCTCCCAAAATCTGCCCAAGTCCCGGGGCGCCGTTGGCTTTCTGGTTCAGCAGACTGATCATCATCTGCATATACTGCGGGTTCATCGCGCTCTGTTGCGCTGGGAACGTCGTCTGCGCCACAGGGATCTTCGGATCCTCAGGAACCTGTACGGCTCCCATTGCCTGCATCATCTGAGCCAGCGGATCCTGCGCCCCCGCACCCGGAGCCCCCGGCATACCAGGAGCTGCACCAGCCGGGGGCGCCATCCCCGCAGGAGCGCCCTGCATCTGTGCCTGTTGCACGAGCTGCTGAATCAACATCGGGTCCATCAGGCGGCCTCCCTTTCATATCCATCAATCATGCTGTAGTTCACCATTTTGAACCCAGCGATATCACGCACGGCATCCGGGTTGATAGCTTCGACCTCATCAGCCATCACGCCCTCCACCCGCGTGCCAGGATTCGAGATGTACTCGAACTCGTACCACTGATATCTACCACGCATCTCAGTCGGCACGATATTCATCTTGGACCTGCGATCTGACGCCATGATCCAGGGCGCCAGCATGCTCGCACCCCCCAGGATACTCATGAGCGGGTTGCCACCACCGCCCCCAGCCGTCGTAGTCGTCGCGCTGCCGCCAGGCATACCGAACGCCAGCGACGCCACATCTTGCGCCTGCATGAACGGCAGCAACTGTTCGTTTGTCATGCGTGTGGACTTGTCTTGTAGTCTCGCCTGTTCAGCCCCACGGTTCTGCGCTCCGACGCCTGCATGGATTGTCGAGGGCATCAGCAGCCCTTGAAGCAGCTGCGGGTTCTGCATCATGGCCTGCAGGGAAGCTGTGTTACCCGCATTTGTGGCAGTACCGAGGGCACTGATCCCCTGACCGACGCCCGAGCTCAACGCTCCCAGCCCAGTTCCAACAGCCGTATTCGCGTTGTCCGAAGCGTTGTTCGTGGAGCTGAGCATGGCGCCCAGACCCTGGTTGAAGTTGTTCGCTTGCAGGTTTGCAGCGATATCGCCTGCCGTATCGTTCGCACCCTTGATCGCGATACCTTCCGCGATCCCCTGCCGACTGGACCCGAACGCGTTCCCACCAGTGAAATCGCTCTTGATCCCGGGCAGGATATTGTTCTGCAGGTTCTCGGTAACGGGCCGGATGGCCCCCGAGATCTGAGCCTTGAGCACCGGGTTCGTGCGGGGATCGAGCAGCGCGCCAGACTGCAGGAAATCCCTGCTACCCTGACTGTTGGTATAGTTTCCCAGGATCTGTCCGAGTCCTTGTTGGCTCGCACCTCCGCCTGACAACAGCGTTCCAAGCCCACCAGCCCCAGTTCTCCCTGCATCGAGCAGTGCACCCTGACCTCCAACAGACGTCCGAGTTCCTGTATCCTGCAGCGTCTTCGCAGTCTGGATGCTCTTATTCGTCAGGCTGGTCATGTCGCCTGTCGACTTCAGCGCCAGTTCCTGCGCCCGCTTCTCCCGGTCATTCAGCCCGACATACGTACTCGGGCCCTGCTTGATAGGCGTGTTCAGGTAATCCTTCGCCATAGGGATTACCATCGCCATCAGCTCTTTTTGCTCCGGCGACAGTTCCTGCACGCTGGTTGTCGTCGAAGACCCACCACCTGGCGGCATATCAGTTCCTCCTTTGCACCCGGAGGTCCTTGACAATCAGGACGCCGGTACAAGTATACCCATGTTTGTTGCAGGCCAGCCGTGCGAGTGCAGGATGGGCGACTGCTTCGATCACTCCAAATCCTGAATTCCTGCACAGCTCCTCGAATTTCGTCCCGAACTGCGTGAACTTCCTCACACCGTTCTTGCTCATGAACTCCAGCTTCACGGACTTCACATCAGTGTATTCGTGCATGGAAGTCAGCGCCATGCCTGCGTAATGGTCACCTTCCTGGAGCAACCACGCCTGCAACATCCCTCGATGAAGCAAGTGGAACATGCCTTCCAGGGTATGATAGCGTTCCCAGCTAGCGAATTGTTCCCTGAGAAAATACTCGATAACCGGCGCAAGGTCGTCGATCATCTCTGCTTGCACAGGCACGATTGCTTCATACAGTTCAGGTGTCGTGTTACCCGAGCTTGTGCCAGCTTCCACCATAGTAGCCATAAAATCCTGCTCCTGATCCTGGGTTCCAGTTTGTTCCGTCAGCAAGCACAATTGTGCCAGGTACTAGCTTACTAGGAGCTGCGTATGACATAGCAATGAACAACTCTTTTTGCGGGGTCTCGGTGTCACTAATGAACTGGTTGATCGTATTCTGTACCCAGTTCTCGACGTCCCCAAGTCTACCAGAGAACGGACGGGTTTTGAAAAACGCCATATCAGTTCTCCCCTAGCTTATCAACTTCATAGTCGAACCCGCCAAACTCGAATTCTTGGCCGGGGTCGTTGGAGAACCGGAAGCTGATAAACCGCCCGCTTACCGGGGTTCCCATGTCCTGCCGGAAGCTGTTGATATCCAGGGAAATCGGATCCGCCCAGGTGATCGCGTTCTGCTCGATCTCTTGGGTACCAACCTCCATATTCATGACACCTGAATACATCTTCGGCACGACCGCGGACACCAGCTTTCGGCTGTTGTAATCCACAATAACCGCACCGTCACGACCCACACCTATGCATGGCAGTGAGGTCCGCTCGACCCAACATTCCAGTGGATCGCCGTCGTAATCCTCCAGGCCGGTTTCGAGGAAATACAAGTTGTTGTCATTCGGAACCGACTCGACCATGACAAAGTTGCTGGCGACTTCAATCGTATCATCCCAACCGGTACCATCCGAGAACAACGTGAGATCGCTGAACTCCAGGTTATTCACAACCATAACGTCAGGGCCGTTAAAGCTCAACCCCGACGCGATACTAAGCGTCCCCCCAAGTTCCTTGATTGTGTAGCTGTTGTCCTTGTAGTTCCACACAAATGCTAGGGTACACACAGTCTCCCCAGCCTCCGGGAACGCGAACCAGACCTCAGTGTGTTTGGTGTCTACCACGCTAAAGCACCGATCCAGATAATCCGGATTGGCCAGCTTCTGAAACTCGTTCTTGAACACCTGATCAAAGATAGGCGTGACCGTCGTGCCATCGTTGGTATAGAAATGCTTCTCCCCAGCGAAGAAATGGCACGTGCGACCCTGCGTGTTAATCGGCACCTGCACCAGCGAATCCTGGATAAACAGCCCGATACCCTGGCTCACATAGTCATTCGCGAAAATCTTGACCCCGCCTACATAGGACATAACCCAGATCGAGTTTTCCTTGTAGACATAGAAATAGTTCCCCAGCGAGGCGCCATTCACAACCTCACCGAACTTGGTATCCGAGAAGCTATACTCACCAGCTTCCACTGCAGGGTCTGTGTGGTCCCAACTTGTTGGGATCGCCCCGGGGTCGGCTTGGTTGCTCCACTTGATCATGTGGGGGTATTTGGTTGAGCCCTTTGTGACGTTGAGCCCGATGAGGAAGTTCTTGAAACCCTTCAGCGCTCGGAACCGCACGTCCGTTGCCAGGTTCGCAAGAGCCACCGCGAGGTTGGTGGCAGCCGTCGGGGTCCAGACCTGCGGACGGTCGACCCGGTTGTTCAGGATCGCGAGCCCGTTGTACATTTCAATGGGGTTCCAGCGATCGTTAATGCTGCCGACGTAATCGCCGCCGGACTTGGTAATCTCATTCACCCCAACCGTGTCCCAGCTGTACAGCTTCGGACCGTTCGAGTACAGCAGATACCGGTTAACCGGTCCGTTGGCAAATCCGCACCATATCGGCAGGACCGCCAACGGATCCTCAAACAGCGGCACAACGCCGCCCATGTTAAAGCAGCGGTTCTGCTCAAACCGAACATTGCGACCGTCGCTCCAGACAGACAGGGGAAGAAGTTGCGACTTGATATCGCGAACAATACCTGCCCGACCAACTCCTTCAACTGTCCTACGCATTGTTTCCTACCCTGTACTGACGCATCATGTGGCGCATCTGCTCGACCTTCTGCAGGTACGCCATTTCATCCATGTTGACCTTCGGCGCAAACAGCGCCAGGCCCTCCATGTCGCGGCCGGCTTCCATGATCCTGAGGGTTGTCTTGTTGATGATCAGGTTCGAGAAGAACTTCAGCCAGTTCGGAGTGTAGCTTTCGCCTTCTTCATCATAGTAGGCACTGATATACTTCGTGCGCCGGTAGCACGGGACGCTGAGAGTCCACACCGCATTCGGCAGCGGAAACAGATACAGCATATCGCCCATGCGCGCGTAATGCGTTGGAATATCGTCCGCCTCGCCGGTCTCGGTTGTGTTCGCAACCAGATCCTCGTACGCACCTGGCTCCATCACCAGCCAATCGCCATCCGTTTTCTGGATGCTGATGGGCCATTCCTCTTCCAGCCCCAGGAAGTTCGTCGCGATCTGCGTGCTGCGATCCCCGGCGACCGTCACAGGGTTATGCGTGTCGTCGAAGCAAAACCACGGAAGGGGCAGCTTGCCGCCCATTTCCATTTCGTCCACCACCTGGTCAAACCGATCCAGGATAATGGTGTGATTCAACGCGTTGTTGTATCCGAGGTTCGCCCGGACCAACCGCATTGCCGTCCCGATCGTCATGCTCACGATACAGGCCCTTCCATGAAGCCGGCCCAGATCGCGCCCGCTGTGGTACCCGACGCCAGCACCCGGGTGAACGCGCCCGGAAGCGGAATGCCTGCAATCAGCGTGATGGTCTTCGGCCCACCCCAGGGATCATAGTACGCCACGGTGCCGCCGTCGCTGCTGTACAGCGCGACCGCAACCGTATGCGTGGCGGCATCCGCGCCTTCCAGATAGTTGTCCGCGTGCGGAGACACCGCTGCCCAACGGAGCGGCATGGCTGCCAGCACCTTCGGGTAGTTGTTAAAAGGGTTGGTGACTGCCATGTTTGTGCTCCTGAAATAGAGTATGGCGAGCCCGGAATGGACCCGCCATACTTTACTTTCCCTGACTTACGCGATATCGGTCTCGAACCGGCGCCAGGTGGTGCCATCGCAGTAGTAGATCGCGCCTTCGTTCTGCGCGAGTGTACCGATTGCGGTCGTCGAGCTGTCCTCTTCGATCGTGAGGACGAACGCTGACAGCATGTAGATGAAGAACATCTGGTTCTTCGCATCCGCCTCCGCAGGCAGCAGCACTGTCCGGTTGGCCGTGGTTGTGACGAGGATGACCGGCGGCCAATCCACATCAATCAGCCCTTCCGCCCCAAGCGTCACGGCGATGTTTGCCAGTTTCAGGCGGTTTCGAATGTGGGGGGCATAGAAGTTGCCCCCTTCGTGGTCCTGACGTGTAGGCATAGTTTGATCTCCTTGTGCGGCTTATGCCGGAACAGTGTTGAAGCCGCCGATGTAGCCGAGCGTCTGCCCAGCGTAATCGACCATGATGGAGGCTTCGGTTTCCCACTGACCCCGCACCAGATCCTCGTCCTTCGCCTGCACGTTGTCGTTGGCGCGAGTGTCGCGGCCGCGCATCGGCACCCAGGTGATGACGGAGAAGTCCAGCAGCCACATGCTGTAGGTGTAGAGCGAGTGACGGCTCATCAGCGGATGCGTCTTCAGCAGCACCCGACCCTGCGGGAACACGAGTTCACGGAACTCCATGCCCCACAGCTTCTCCTTCTGCCCCCAGAAGATGCTGACGCCGGAAGCGCCCGACGACTTCGCGATCGCCTTGTTGATCGCGTTCAGCGCACCGTTCCCGCACATGCCGATGCGGGTGTTGCCGCCCGGCGAGGTGTAGTCGAAGACGGGGCTGATGGCATCCATCAGGTTGTTGCCGGCGCCGGACGAAGTGGCCAGGCCCCAACCAGTCGTCAGGATCGTGCAGTTCGCCGCAGGGATGAACGAGCGGATACCGCCCATGAAGCGCAGCGGCTTGCCGTTCGTCGGATCGGTGCCTTCCGACTTGACGCCGAACATCATCGACCATTCGAGCTTCTTCGCGTGGTCGAAGCTGCGACGCTTCTTGTCGTTCTTCAGCGGGTCACCCGTCCGAGCCTCGGTGTTGTTCGCCGTGCCGGTGATCTCGTATGCGGTCTTGAAGATCTGCGTATAGTTGCTGAACTTCAGGGGGTTGCGCGAGGTCGCCTTCGGGCCAGGCGTACCTTCGCCGAACGCCGAGCCGATGAGCAGGAGGAACACGTCGTTGCCGATGGCTGCGATAGTCGTGCCAGCCACACCACGCTGCACGCTGAAGGACGTGTCCGAGTGCACCTGGGTGACCATGATACGTTCGGCAGTGTCAGCCGCCGTGTCGGTCGCCGGCTCGACCATCAGGATATCACCCGGAACCAGGTGAGTTGCCTTGCCCCAGTTCGCCTTGATGGCGGCTGCGGTCGGATCGGGCGAGTCGACGGTGATCAGCGTGTCAAGTGCGGTCGATCCGACCGCCGCGCTGGCCTGCAGACGGATGAGATCCTGCGGCTCAGCCCACCAGCTGAACTCAGGGTCACTCGTCGCTTTCTTGGAGTTGACCTTCGAAGTCAGCGCCAGGATGGGGGAGTCGCCGTTGGGCGACATCCAAAGAATGCTCTCACGGAAGTTCTTGGGGCGCTCATCGGTGCCCCAGTCTCCGGTACCACGAAGTCCTGCAACAGGCATTTAATCAATCCTCGTTGATGAGTTCATCCCACTGGCTCACAGAACCAGGAGGAGGTGCGCTAACGGCTCCACCGCGCGCGCTTGTGGGAACGACTGCCGGCGGAACGTTTGACGGCAGGGCAGGGGTGACCTGAGGCGTGAGTCCGAGCGAAACCATTGCCATCGCCGCGATCTCCCGCTTGGCAACTTCCGTCGCCGAGTTCGGGTTGTGCGACTTGTAGACCTGGGCCACGCGCAGTACGTCCTGATAGTGATCCTTCAGCTGTGGATACGTCTGGAAGAACGAGTCTTCCGCAGCCCGATCGCGCGCCTGCATTTCCATAACCTGGGAACTCAGCACGGGAACGAGGTTGGCGATCTGCGTCACAGCAGTGGTCAGGACCTGCATATGGAGTCGGGCCGCAAGCTGCGGGATGACAGAGGCAGGGTCGGCATTCAGCGCTTCTTTGGTCTCATCACTCAGCGCGTAAACGTTCTTCTCCAGAAAATCAACTGACTGGCCTACGAATTTCTCGTAGTCGGCCTGGAGAGTCGCTTGGTCAACCGGCGCGGGTGCGGGTGCAGGCGTCGGCTGTACGGGGGCTGTTGATGTTGGTGCGGGGGTGGCGGGATCCTGAGCTGCAGCAGGGGCAGTGGTTGCCGCTGGTTCAGCCGCGGGTGCCGGAGTCGGGCTAGGGGTTGCGGGAACCGGCTCGGGAGCCGGATCGGCAAGGGCGGGCGAGGACGGAGCTTCGACGCTGTGGTCGACCTCAGGAGCGTCCTCAGAGAAACTGGCAAAATCGAAGCCATCCGTGTCGTCCTGAACGTCCTGCGGGGGACGCACTGACGTGTTGGCCGGATCGGCCGGGGTGGCGACAGGGGACTCGGTAACAGCAATCGCGGTCGGATCAGGCATTGGATATTTCCTTGTGTTGGGGTTGAGTAGTTAAACTCCCAGATTCAGCTCCGGCTCATCTTCTTCCATCGCTTCCTGGGTCTTGAACACCAGCTCCTTGCAATCTGAGTGGATCTGATGCAGCATGGTGGGCAAGAGTTTCAGCTCCTCCAGCCCACCCTTCATCCTTGCGAACCGGACCATCTGTTCAACAGTCTCTGGAGTGTAATCATACAACTCCGCCTGTCTCCCAGCAACCCTGCTCTCCACGAAATCCGTGAAGACCGCCCAGCCTTCGGACTCAAACATACTCTCCAGCGCTTCTTTGATGGCGCGGGCCTGAACATAGTCTATTTCCTCAGTACTGAAAAACTTCCTCATGCAGTGGGACCTACACCTGGAACCTGTCCGGGTTCCATAACACCGGCCTGGAGAGCGGCGGGGTCGTCGCCCAGCGGTACGGAATTTCCTGCAGCTGCTTGTGCCTGCATCATCATGTCGGGCACCAGTTGAATCTCAAACCGCGAGAGGTTCTTGATACCACCAAGCTGCGCCATGTACGCGAAGAGTTTCCCCAGGTCATATTTCTGGATGACCTGCGGGACCTGCGCCATCTGCGCCAGCGTCTCCCGCCACATGTTCGCCATGGCAAAACGATCAACCGGCAGCGTACCGTCAACCGCCCCGAAACCATATTGCCCCACAATATCCTGCGGGGTGACATTCACGAACCCACCACCAGCCATCTGTGCGAGGTCGCCCGCGAGCTTGAATTTCATGTCGCCGCTGTAGTACTGCTGCGAGTTCATCACCAGCATATCCGACAGGCGCGAGAAGCCAGTCGCACTCATGTACTCCGCCATGGTCTTGAGGCGGCTGACTGAGAACGTTTGGGTTCCACGAACTTCCTGCGCACTACGCCTGGAGCTCGGATGGCTCATGCCCATGATGCTTTCGCTGACACCAAGGCGCTCGCCGAACTGCAGCACAGAGTTCAGATCGTTCATGTTGTTACCTGTCACATCGGCGACAGGCAGCTGCATGAGAGCTGTGCGAACGTCGGAACCATACGCTGCGGGCTTGAGCCGGATCGCCAGACCCGGCATTCCCTTGTTGCTCAGGTCCTTCGTCTCCACCCGGCTCGGGTCCAGCAGCCACTGGTTATTCAAGCTCTGCCGCACGTTGAACATGTGCGAATTGAACAACCAATCAATCGTCTGCTGCAGCGGGCCGTAGGTTTCGATCATGCTGCGCGAGAACTTCGCGTAGGCTTCAGGCTCCACCTCCAGATACGCGAGCGGGAACTGATCGTGAAAGTTCCCCATCGGACGGGCTTCAACGATCGTCCGAAAATCCCGGGTTATGGTGAACACCCACTTTTCGGGCATGTCACCTGACCCCAGTTTCCAGTCTTTCGGAACCAGCGTCACGTAGCTTTCATACACCTTGAACACGTTGAGCGCGTCCATGGAGTTAGCAGTTGTGAAGTCGTTCGGCTCGGCCCGCTGGGTCAGCTCGGTGTTCGCGTTGTGATTCGCGTACCAGTCCTCACCGGAGTTCTCGGCTGTTCCCTGGGGTGCACGCTTGCGCAGCTCTTCCAGGTTAATATACCGCCCCTCGGCCTTCCCCCGCAGCAGATCCCCCATGCTCGCAGTCGTTGCGATGAACAGGAATTCACCTTCCTGAAACCGTCCCCGAGCGAACCGGGGGTCAGTATACACATCCTGCGGGGAGACGTTGAAGGCCATATTGCCTTCGTAGCCCATGACCTCCGTGACGCGATTGACCTTCCGCTTGGGTCCGATGGGCAACATCCCCAGGACCATGTCCTGCGTTTCCACAATCTCACTCGTACGGATCTTCTGCTGCGTCCAGTACGGGGACAACCAAGCCTCACCGTATTTCGGCACGTCCTGCAGCCAGATATACAACGGGGCGAGCATTTTACCCCGATGGACCTGATAGTTCACAAGCGCCTCCAGCGCCTGCACCTGCATCTCACCTTCGCCGGTGAACCCCTCGAACTGAAACACCGGAGTCCGGCTGAGGAACGTCGTGCACCAGTAACTATGCGCAGCCATCATGATCGCATAGGAATACGGGAGCTGAATCGTTGTGTACTGCGGCGATCCGTTTTCCCTGCGACCCGTCCGGATCCGATCAGCATCATCGGAAGGCATATACCCCACCATCAGCTGCTCGTTCTGTTCCCAGACCTTGCTCCGCTCGTCACGGATTTTCGCACTGGCACGATGCCGCTGCCTCAAGGATTCACAGATCCTTGCGTGCTGCTCGCTTCCCGCTGCGATGTTTACACTAACTGGCATTATGGAGCCCATCCGGTGAAAAGAGGCTTGGTCGGAACAAAGGGATCATCCCCACCCGCTGCAAGCGCGTTGCCAGCTTCATCGAAAAACAGCCCTTCGAGACGTTCGAGCGCCATGCTACTAGCGTCCAGAAGGTCGTCATGGTTCACAGCAGGATACTGTCCAAACTGCTCCAGGAACTCTGTCTGGTCCGCCCGGACATACAACCTGCCAGCGACGGCCGGGCCGTTGTGAGCGTTGACAATCCGGGAGTATTTCGATCTCCGTGATCCTGGATACTCAGTCACTGCAAACCAAGCTTTCCGATGGTCCATCGCCTGCTTGATCAGCCACATGAGAGTTTGCTGATAAGCAACCGTATCCACCAGTGTCATCACCGGCCGGAACTTCTGCTGGATCTCGAAGAACTTCATGACCGTCCAGGTAGGTTCGTGGCCCCGCATCAACTCATAGTGCGCGAGGAACCGATCGCTGCCTCTTGCGCCCCAGACCACATGCGCCTCGAAGTCCTTGCGATGCATACCCTTTTGCAGGGCGATCTCGCTGGGAGGAGGCACAGGGTCGATTGCGTAGACGTAGGTCATGTTCTCAGGAAGCATCGCGTAGCGCTTCAGCCACGGGAGCTTGAAACTCGCGGTCTCAGGAGAAGTGAGCTTGCACTCCTTTTCCCGCAGGAACGTAGTGAGCATGTTACGGGCAGCTGCAGAGTGCTTCTCCGCCCGCAGGATCTCACTCGACACCCGATCAGGCCACGCGCTTTCCTGCATCGCAATCGGCATGTCCGCAGTCTCCCGCGTCCAGCAGCCGTATACTGCGCTCAGCCAGCTCGGATCCTTCAGGGCCTGAACCGCGAAGTCTTCCTTGTTCTGCGGGGTGTTCAACCCGATCATCTTGGCGTGCGGCGCATCCACCTCGGGAGCCAGGGATTCGAGCAGGGCTCCGTAGACAAGGTTCGAGATTTTATCTCGTTGATCCGCTGTGTTGGCATTCTCATCATCGAGCACGTCATCCAGCACAATGAGATCAGGACGATAGTCATCACGGTTAATACCGCGAATGCTGCCATTAATACCAGCAGCCATGACCCATATAGGTATTTCATCCGGACCTACGATGATCTCGAATTCCACGTCCTGCCATTTGCCCCCCTGCCTGATATGATACGACTCATTCCAGGTAGAGTTTATCTCCACTGCTTTCTTGATCCAGTTCGTGGATCGGATAGCGTGGGCCTCGGACTTGCCCACGTAAAGTATAGTGCGAGAGATCGCGTATGCGATGGACTTGCTGGTATAAAGACGGCAATGAGAGGTCTTGCCGCTTCCCCGGTACATCAACAAGTTCACCAGTCGATTGTTACTTTCCAGTTTCCCCCAGGCATCATGGTGAAACGGGGCGAACGGTTGGCGAACAGTCTTCGGAAAAAAGGTCCGACAGTAAAATTCCGAGTTCTTGGCGGAGAGTTCGATAGCTTCCGCGACACTGAGTTGTATCTGGTCAGCCACGATAATCCACCCACATGATGCTGGTTTTGTTAACCGGAGCCAGGGACCAATCGCTGACAACCACAAGCGGCGTGGGGGTGTTCAGCACCCGCATTTCACTCGTGATCATCAGCAGCGAAACGTCCCACTTCAGGAACACTTTCTCCAGCGCAGGGCGATACAAGTGGTTAAGCTGCCACCATCCCTGCGCAGTAGCGGTGAGCTTGATCTCTACGATCAGCACTCGCCACAGCTTCACGTTTATCCCCACCCAGTCGCACTGCATCAACCGGGAGTTGCCTGCGCCGTCGTACGCTCGGAACCAGGGATGCGGGAAACCTTCCCACGTCCCCAGCGCCTCACGCTCCAGCTTATCTATGACCCTGCCCTCATAGCGCAGACCTTTACGCTGATCTGGCGTCCGGGCCGGCTTCCCTGTAGCAAACGCTGGGGGAACCGTGAAATGACAGGCCTGGCAATCCTTCAGGCTCTTAAAGCCCTTAGGAGCTAGAGCCCCCTTCGTCATAGCTTCTAATAACGATGGCATCCTCGACAGCC